AACTCAATAACCGAAGGTGCGTGCTCCAACACCCACTCTAGGCTATTCTCACAATCCAGAAACTCTTGGCGCTTCGAATCAATATCCTGCTGCACCTGTTCAGCGTCAACATCGAAAAAGTCGGCCAGGAATGGTGTGAACGTCACATCCTCGTTGCCTAACGCAGCCCACACAACAGCTTCACTGTATCGTGGCTTAGCCATGGTGCCGCTATATAATACTTCACCCTACATTGCACTACTTGTAGGGCATGTGCTAAGTTGCATTGATGCCGAAGAAACAAGCAATGGTGCAGGTTGGTGGTGCCCTCCGCAGGATGACGGCCAGAAAAAAGAAAAAGTTTCTGACGGCAATCGCTGAGACTGGCAACATCACCGAGGCCTGTCGGTTAGCCCAGACAACCAGGACAACGGTTTATAGGCACAAGGCAGCAGACCCTGACTTTGCGGCCAAATGGGAGGAAGCCGAGGAAGCTGCGGCAGATATGCTGGAAAAAGAAGCCTGGCGTCGGGCTGTGGACGGTGTGGAGAAAGGCGTCTATCATGAAGGCAAACTGGTCGACGTTCAGAAGCATTATAGCGATACCCTCCTAATATTCTTGCTCAAGGGCCGACGCCCCGAGACATACCGGGAGAAGTGGCAACAAAGCGTTAATATTGCTGCGCCTGGTGATGATGTGCGTATCTACCTGCCGGAGAATAACCGTGACAGAACCGATCAAGATTAATCCAGAGAAAGTCGGCAAGCTGACAATCAACGGTGTTGACGTAAAGAACGTAGCTAAGTTGATGTTCGACCGAGAGGCCGAAGGCACCCCAGATGAAAAGCGCATAGCACGCACTGCTCGCCTGGTTTTCGATAAGATGAAAACTGAGGGCTATATGGACGATCACATCAAGGCCCACGTAATGCGGGTGATTTCGACCGGTGCTCACAGGGTAAAAACGAAAAAACCCAGCCAACCCCGTGTCAATTGAAATCCGACCGCAACAAGGCCCGCAGGAGGCCTTTCTTGCCACGTCTGCCGATATCGCCATCTATGGCGGCGCGGCTGGCGGAGGCAAGAGCTACGCTTTGCTGCTGGAACCACTTCGCCATAAAGACAACGCTGATTTTGGTGGCGTCATCTTTCGCCGCACGTCTCCGCAGCTTGTTGGTGCTGGCTCGCTCTGGGAGGAAGCCAGCAGAATCTATGGAGCGCTCTCAAGTGTAGAGCTTAGAGAAAACCCATCCCTGACCGTCAAGTATCCAAGCGGGGCTACGCTGCAATTCTCACACCTGCAGTTTTCCAAAGACGCACTAACCCACCATGGCAAACAGTACGCCTTTATCGGCTTTGATGAGCTGACCCACTTTGAGGAGTTTCAGTTTTGGTACTTGGTTAGCCGGCTCCGCTCGCTTTCCTCGATAACCCCCTACATGCGTTGCACCACAAACCCAGACCCTGACTCCTTTGTCCGCAAGCTAATCGATTGGTGGATCGACGAAAGCGGGTTTCCAATCCCTGAAAGGTCCGGGGTGGTGCGTTGGTTTGTTCGCGACGGTGAAACACTCATCTGGGCCGACAATCCTGAAGACCTACCAGAGCTGGATGGGTTTGAGCCGTTAAGTATGACATTCATTCACGCCAGCCTGGAGGACAACCCTGCCTTGCTCAAGAAAGACCCAGGCTACCGCTCACGGTTGCAGATATTGCCAGAGGTAGAGCGCATGCGACTGCTCGGCGGCAACTGGGATGTGAGGCCGGAGAGCGGGCGCTATATCAAGCTGCCGTGGTTCTCAAAGCGCTGGACTACGCTGCCGGAGAAGCTGAACATCTACACCGCAACCGACTTCGCTGTTACCGAGGCCGAAGCTGGCAAAGATCCCGACTACACAGAGATAGGCGTTTTCGGCGTTGATGCCGATGACAACCTATATGTACTCGATTGGTGGTATGACCAAACCACATCCGATGTGTGGATAGAGCGCTTAATTGACATCTGGAAAGAACGTAGACCGCTGATTGCCTTTGGTGAAGGCGGCGCTATTCGCCGGGCAGTCGAGCCACACCTACGTAAACGTATGAGAGAGCGGCGAGTTTATCGAACAATCGAATGGCTCAACCCGGTTGGGAGTCGTGGGCAAGGCGCATCAAAGCAGGGCTTCGCCGACAAATCCAAACAGGCCAAGGCGATCCGTGGTCGCTCCTTTCAGGCTCGCGCCGCAATGGAGAAAATCATATTCCCTGAAGACTCTTATGCGCCATGGGTGCGGCGAGTGGTTGATCAGTGCGTGGCATTCCCTGTTGGCAAAGACGATGCTTTTGACGTAATGTCCCAGATATGCTCCGGGATAGATAAGACAAATCCCGCAGCAAGAGAGCATAAGCAGGACAGAAAGGCTCAGCGCCGTGATTATGGCGCAAACGAGCCGAGAAAAACTAGCTGGAAGGTGGCTTAGGATGGCAGATACACAAGAACAACCAGCGGTTGACGTTCAAACCACGGTTATTGGTATAGAGATGCCGTCACTGGAGACGGTTGTGGAGGAGTTTACGGATTGGGAGGATGCCAATGTTGACCCTCTGGAAAAAGCCCGCCGAGACAGAGACTATGTTGACGGCATGCAGTGGACATCTGAGGAACAGTCCACCCTGGAAGATCGCGGACAGCCAATCCTCACAATCAACCGTCTTGGGCGCAAGGTCCGCTTTATCGAGGGCGAGGAAATCAGAAAGCGGATTGACCCCGTAGCTAGGCCGCGTACACCACAGCATGAAGATGGGTCCTACGCCATCACAGACGCTCTGCGGTATGTCGAAGATAGCGAGAATTTCGATGCCCTCTGTGGGGATGTGTTCGCCAACAAAATAGTTGAGGGTTACGGCGGCGCTGTTGTTGGTGCCGAGAGAAACGAAGACACAGACGAGATTAAAATAAAGCTGCGGCATGTGGCTTGGGATCGTTTGTATTACGACCCCCGAAGCTCGCGAACGGATTTCTCCGATGCCCGCTACAAGGGAATTGTCACATGGCTGACATTGCAGGACGCCATTTTAACCTACCCCGACAAGGCTGAGTTGCTCCAAGGTGCCATGGCAGAAGCCACGCCGGGCTCTACGGAAACAACCGACGATAAGCCGCGGGATTGGATTGACCGGAAAACAAACCGCATTAAGGTAATGGAGCACTATTTTCGCATTGGGCATGACTGGTTTGTGTGTCACTTTGCCCGTAGTGGGTTTCTAATCGACCCGCAGCCAACGCAGTACAAGGATGAATTAGGCCGGCGGACAGTGTGTCCGTTGCTTATGGACTCCTGCTATATTGACTCCGAGAACAGGCGCTACGGTATCGTGCGGGATTTGATCTCACTACAAGATGAAATCAATAAACGCCGGTCCAAGGCACTCCATATCCTCAACATGCGGCAAGTGATTACAGAGGAAGATGTTGTCACAGACCCCCGCAGCTTCCAAGAGGAGCTAGCCAAGCCAGACGGGTTCGCAACAGTGATGCCGGGCGCCCTGAGCGGTGGTGCAATCCAAATCGGTACTGCTATGGATTTAGCGCAAGCTCAGCTTGGGCTGCTACAGGAGGCCAAGGCCGAGATTGATAGTGTTGGGCCGAGCAGTGCCACCCTGCCTGACTTGCCACAATCCGCCTCTGGGCGCGCGTTCATTGCTCGCCAACAAGCCGCCAGTCAAGAACTGGAGCCGGTCTTTTACAGCTTTCGGATGTGGCGCAAAGAAATGTTCCGTCATATTTGGATGCGCATCCGTCAATTCTGGACAGAGGAGAAGTGGCTGCGCGTTACAGATGATGCCGAGATGAAAGGCTTCCGCTTTGTGGCTCTGAATCGCAAGATGACTCGGGCCGAACGGTTCCAGGAACTGGTAGAGGAGAAAGACGCGGAGACCGCCCAGGCTCTGCAGATTGCCGCTGGTGTGGATGCCAATAAAATCATGCGGGATGTGCAAGAAATGCATCAAAACCAGACAGCCCAGCAGATGCAGGCAATCCAGATGCAGGCCCAAGCGGCCATGCAGCAAGGGGCAAATCCTCAAGAGGTGCAGCAGGCAGCACAACAACAAATGCAGGCCCTGCAAGACCCTCAGATGATGCAAGAAACGTTAAAGCAAATAATCTTAGGCCATCCTGGAATGCAGGCAGTCATCACAGACAACCAGGTTGACCAGATAGATGTCGACATCTTGATCGAGGAAGCGCCAGAGACAGCGGTGCTTGAGGATGAGCAATTCGAGACATTGGCCGGGCTTATGCCTGCGTTTGCACAAGCCGGGCAGCCGATGCCTTTGGAGTTGTTAATCAAGGCGTCGCAGCTTCGCAATAAGCGCGAGTTGTTGCAGATGATTCAAGACAGGCAAAAGCCTGACCCG